AGGTCGGCCACCGGGTACTGGCCTGTCATAATACGCTGGTCATACGAAAGGATCATCCGGCGACTCTTGTTGCCCGATTCCCAATCTGCCAGAAGTGCTTGAATGTCCAAACTATATTGGCTGCTTGGATTCAGCGTGTAGATGTTTTCAGTTTCAAAGTACACGCCAATGGGATGTGCCGGGTGCATGGTTTTCAATGCTGCAATCTGCGTCATACAATCCGAAAAATTTCGCGCAAACCGCGAAATGCTGGCACAGATAATCAAGTCCATCTTCTGGTCTTTGGCATCTCGCATCATGCGCTTAAACGCATCCCGTTTCCGCAGTGAAGTACCCGATTTTCCTTCATCGCTGTAAATATCCTGCAAATTCCAGTTTTCCGTTTCTGCAATCTTTTTGGTGTAATATAGAGTCTGGTTTTCAATGGAAGAAATCTGTTCTTCGCTGGAAGTGCTGACACGGGCATAAACCGCCACACGCTTCAGGTCGCTGTCGTAAATCGACGGTGTCGGTTTCGCCGGACGAAAGTAATCTTTTGCCGTTTTCTGCCCCTGTTCTGTCTGCTTATGGATTCTGTCACGAATCTCTGCTTTTCGCCTTTCAGATTCCAGATGTCGGCTCTGCCAGTCTGCCCCACTCGGCAGCACTTCAAGGTTTTCTACCGGAATACACTCTACGTCTTTTGGATTATACTGTCCTTCCACGTTCATTTTTTTCAGCCTTTGTCATTTCATGTTCCAGTCGGATTCTCCACTCAAGATAATCTTTCCTTCGGATCGATGTATATTTTTCAGCCAAATCTTTCAGACTCTGCCGCTGGTTATCAACGTCAAGAATGGTGTCGATTCTCTGGTCATCATCGTCTGTAACAATATCCACTCGCATCGGCAAGTCAAACAGATATTTCAGCAAAAAACAGAAATCACAGGTATTTGCTGCAAGATAGGCCCTTGTCTGCGAGAAAATCAGATTTATGGAACCATTTTTGCAATCTTTGAGCAGATGCACCATTTCCGGGCGTTTATAAATTTCCTTATTCCCTGTGATGTCAATATAAACACCAACCAGCTTTTTATCGCTATCAGTTTTAAACTTTTCAGCATAGTAGGAACTGTGATAGGCTACTGCTGCATCCTTAGAGCGCTCCCACAATTTTGCAAGTTTCACATAGCCGCCAACTTTATACCTGTGGTCCATTCACAGCACCTTCTTCCGGCTGAACACTCCAATACCATCTCCGCTTTTTCTGGTAGCAGTGGATTCCCATTTCTGTTTTTACCATCCGTGCCACTCGTTTGCTGACACCCTCATTGTCCAGACGGCAATAAATTTCATTCGCGCTCATATCGCCTTTTTCAAGAAAATGCTTAATCCAATAGACCGCTTTTTGCTGTTCCGATTCAAATTCGGGTTTTCTATCTGGTTTCTGATTTTCAAAAGATTGCGGCCTGCATTCCAGCCACTGAAAGCCCTTGTCGGCGGAAATGGAAAAACGGATGTCTTCTGCCGTAGGCGCAAGACTGTTTTTGATTTGATGTACAATTCTTATATCAGGATTCTCGGTATCCCGTTCCACCTGCAGGACACTTCGTGCTGCTGCCACAACATCAATGCTTCCCAAACTGCGGTACAACCCTTTGGAACCTTCTTTTTTATTAAGGTGGCCAATCAGAACGATGGCGCAGTCGTAGCCAGCAGCCCACATTCCAAGACGGCGCATGAGTTTCCGTGCCCTGCCTGCAATCTGCAAATCCGAATCGCTGCCAAGATAAGCCTGAATCGGATCGATCACGACCAATCGAGGCCGAAATTCAATGATTGCCTGACGGATGCGCTCATCATCCAATGTGAGGCCGTTATAAACCTCTTCATTGATGAAGGCAATCTTCCGGCAGTCTGCTCCGCAGCGTTCCAAACGGGGCTTTATCGTGTCTGAAACGCCATCCTCCGAGCACTGATAAATCACTTTTTGCGGCGCACCAATTTTGCATCCGTCCGGGGTCTTACCTCCTGTTGAAAGTTCCGCAATCAGATTCATCATCATGGTAGATTTTCCATCGCCGGGATCACCTTGCAGCAGTGTGATTTTTCCGATTGCGATAAACGGATACCACAACCACCGAACATCCGTTGACTGAACTTCGCTATACAGTGTCAGCAGTCGTTCCATTTTGTTTTCCCCACTTTATTTTCGCAGTTTGATTTCATGCTTTTATTATACGCTTGTCAGATGATTTTTTCTGTGAAGTGGCACTTCACATGTGCAGCAAATTGTGATGTAACACTTCACAAAATTGCCTCAGAACACACGACCGCTAGGGGTGGCCCCGCCAAATTCTGAGCCACATTTTCATCATTTTCTCTATACAGTTCTTCTAATCGAAAACGAAAGTACATCTGTTAACTAAACCCCGCTGTACAGCGTCAGTAACTTTTTCACTTCGTTCTCACTCACATTATCGTGCTGTTCAATTTTATGGTTTTATTATACACCTGTCAGATAATTTTTTCTGTGACCCAGCAGGTCACTTGTTCCTTAAAATGTGACCTACTGGGTCACATTTTGGCCTCAGAAGCCATCTCCGCTAGAGGGGAAAAATAAGAATTCTGACTTCCATGTTGGCTGCTTTTTTCGTTCTTCTTGATTCGTTTTTCCATAGGCTAGATAATAAAAGTACTCTTATGCGGGCATTTGAAAGGAAGATTCACTTATGTCCGTCAATTACGTTGCTTTAGGAAAACGCATTGGTTATTTTAGAATGCAGTGTGGTAATATCACCCAGGAAGCCTTAGCCTCTAAAATCAATCGCAGTCGTGAATTTCTGGCCAAAATTGAAAAAGGCACAGAACACCCCAGCATTGCCACTCTGGTCGATATTGCCGACGCCCTCTGCATTTCCGTTGATGATTTGTTGATAGACAGTCTTCACTATTCCGTTTCAACTTCCAACACCGAATTACATCGTCTGTTATTGGACTGCAACGAAACTGAGCAGGAAATCATTATCCACACGGCGAGGGAGTTAAAGGCCACTCTTGTCAGCCTTGGAATTTAACATCCATCCGTATTAAAATCACAAGATAAAAAAGCCCGCATAAGCCGCAGACGCACCCTCGAATCATCTTGGGTGCTGTCTGTGGTTTATGCGAGCAGTTATTATGTTAGCTCATTCTCTTACTATCAAGCAGGCATATTGTTGCTGCGTTCACTCCGCTTCATTCCCATAAAAGGAGGAACAGAACCTCGGCTCAGTCCTTTCTCATGGGCTTTCATCAGCTGGTACTCGTGCGTAGCCACTGCATCAATAAATTCACGCTGCTTCGGTGTTGCATGGTAATAATCTGTTTTAAAGCGTTTGCATACGCCAAATAAAACATTCAAATATTCCATTGTATCATTGCTCATCGGAGCAACCTGCAGTTCAAGTTCTTGATCTTTCATACTCAACCCTCCAATCTTTAAGATAAGTAGGTACTGAAAATTTCTTGTGCGCCTTCATCAGCCAGCATAAGCAGCTTTGGGCCTCCCGAATGTGGCTGAAAAATCGGAACTGCATGAAAATCTTTGATGTAGTGTTCATACAGTTCATCTGTTTTTGCTTCAAAGGTAACAATGCCGCCATGCCCACTATCAATTGACAATTGAATACCATAAGCAATCATCATTCGGCCAATACCTGCGTATTTACGCACTGTGCTAATTGTCGGATTACTCTCAGGATGCGCTTCAATATTCGCAATAAAAACTGATATTCCGTGATCATCTTCTCGATATGCACCCAATGCTACAATTTCGCCAGCATCCGTTTTCGCTGCATACTTTTCCAGCTTTGGATCGCGGATAAATTCACTCGTCCAATCAGATTGCCACTTTTCCTTTGTAGAGGTCAGGTCTTCGTTGGTTGCCGATTCAATATCGATCTCAATTTGTTTTCCGGTCGCAGTTTCTACCACATAGTACTGGAGAACCATTTCCTCCACACTCCCTTCTATAGCTATTGTAGCATGAACTTTCCAAAAACGCAAATATCATTTCTTACCCTGTTTCGTAACTTTTCAATGTGTCCTCAAATGTAAAATGGATTTTCACGCGTTCATCGTTGAAAACCTCAATGCGGTCAATAAAGGTTTCCACCACATTCTGTGACAAATGCATCACATCGCCTGCTTCTCCCACCGTATTCATCATGGCTTGCAAATTATCCGTATCCTTTTTCACAGGCAGGAAAATTTGATTTTTCTCGGTACGAAGTCGTTGAATCTGCCCCATTCTTTCATCTTCCTGTGCTCTGTAGGCATCTCTCTGCCTGATGAATTCTTCCTTGCTCATGTTTCCGTCGGCATACTGCTCATACAGTGCAACGCGCTGTTTTACGATTTCTGCCTTTTCTGCACTCAGCTTTTCTTCCTGCCGTTCCAGTGCGGAAAAGCAGATCAACGCTTTGCGTTCCCGTTCGTGCAGAATTTCCAGTATATGCTCCGCCTGTTTTATTTGCGCTGTCAGTGCATTTCGGACAATCTCTTCCAGCAGTTCCTCAGCGATCGGGATTCGCTTGCAGGGACTGTCCACCGCTGTGGCCGAAAATCTGCAGTTAAAAGAGGGGCCAAGTTTCTTGAGAACACGATATTTCATCAATTTCTGACAATAGCCGCAGTAGACCTTGCCTTTCAGCGGATACTGGTGTTTTGTGTAGTTCCCGGCCTGGTGTTTTCCATGCTGCAGCATGATGACCATTTGTGCCTGTTCAAATTCCTCCGGGGTCACAATGGCGGCATGGCTGTCCTCAATACGTACCTGCCGTTCCAAAGGAGCGCGTAGCACCCGATGCTTACAGGGAACCGGCATAATGAATTTCGCGCCCACATAAGTTCCCTTATACTTCTCATTTTTCAGAACATGGTAAACCGTTCCACTTGTCCAATGGCTGCGCTGCAGATCCCATGCTTTCTGCTCACTGTACACATGGTTTTCCGCCACATGATACGCTGCCGGGGTCGGGATTTGCTTTTCATTCAGGATTTTTGCGATGGTGCCCGTTCTGTTGCCCTGCAATGCCAGTTCAAAAATCAACCGCACATATCGACTGGCTACCGGGTCGAGGATCAACTTATGACAGTCGTTTGGGTCCGGCAGGAATCCAAACGGGCGGTATCCTCCGAGATACATTCCTTTTTTCTGCATCACATGGTCTGCTGCCGCGATTTTGGCAGAAAGATCCCGGCTGTAGGATGCGTTGATGATGTTCTTAATGGCTACTTCCAGTCCGCGTACATCGTTCCCGGCCTGCATTCCACTGTCATACCCATCGTTGACAGAGATGAATCGAACGCCCAGCAATGGAAAAATGCGCTCCATATAATCGCCTGCTTCGATATAATCGCGGGCAAACCGGGAAAAGTCCTTTACGATAATTGTTTTCACCTTGCCATCCTGCGCGTCCTGAATCAGCCGCTGAAACGCAGGACGGCTCGTAGAGGTGCCGGAGTAGCCATCATCCACGTACTCCTGTCGCGGCTCTGCAGCCAGTTCCGGGCGAGCCATGATGTACCCCTCTACCAGTCCACGCTGGCCCTGAATGCTGTTGCTCTCAGCCTTATCAGCCCCCACATCCTCGTCTGCCAGGGAAAGCCGGTAATAGGTTCCAATCATCTACAACTCACCACCTTTCAAACGTGTAGATCAATTCTGCCTTTACGATTTCCGCTGCACGATTTTCAAGATTCTTCATGCGGCCTACCCACTCCATCTGATTTTCTTCTTTCAGTTTTTCCGAAATGCCCTCCCGCTGGCTCATCTGCTCGATCAAAACCTCATATCGTTCCGCTGCCTGTTTTTCCACGTCTGCCAAAACAGCGTCCAGCTTTCCACTCAGCAGCAGGCTTTGGTAATAGGCCGGTTTTCGCAGTTTCAGGTACGCCTTGTGCAGCATCCCCCAGCGGCCAATCGGACGAATCCGTGGCAGTTTCAAGGCTGGCAGGTAATAATCGCCAGCCAAAACATATTCCATGCCTGTCCGAGCATCGTAGATTTTCTCTTTCATTGTCTGTCCTCCTTTTTCGTTAAAACACAAATTCCGTGTAAGTGCTTTTCCTGCGGTCCACTTCAATTTTCTTTACATACTGCTGCAGATTATCTGCCGTTAAAAGAATCTCTGTGCCGTCTGTGATTTGCTTTTTCTGCTGCAATTCTTCTTGAATCAGCGCAATCCATGTGCGTACAGACCAATGCCTGATGTCCCGGAAAGTTGGCTTTTGCGTATTCCAATCCAAGCTCCTGCGCCCGTTTCCCCGTCAAGCAATTTTCTGTGCTGTCCCGTGGGTCAAAGCTGATGATGTAATGATGGCTTTTGACTTCATTCTTGTTTTTGTTCTTCTGATATTCGCGGTTCAGCTGCTGGCAGGCTGCATCAAAGGAATAGGGTTCACAGTTCAGGCCGTCCAGATAAAACTCATCCCGCATGATGCGATTTCCGTTCTGGTCAAGGATCGGAGTTTTCCGAAACTCGTCATGCTTGAAAATCAGGTACTCCAGCGCAGCACTATAGTTGGAACTCTTATTGCTGCTCATACCATGTCCCATGCCAGCAACAATCTGATCATAGTTCGTTATGATATCTCCCAATGTTTCAATGTCTTCTACCGGGATAATCGTTCCCATTCTCTGCGCCACATTCCTTGCGAACTCAACTTGATGGTCATTCACATGCTCATTGAACTGATGCTGACGTGGCACAACAATAGGAGTCTTACCTATCTGTAGTGGCATAATAAAACTTGCCGGGCCCCCTGATGTCAAGATAGGGACAAAAAAATTCTCAAAAAAAGCAAAAAAATAAGCCCCACAAGGCTTTTCTGACAATTCTTTGAATCATCAGGGCCTTGTAGGGCTATCCGTTATCTTATGCTATTTTATTTTCACACTGCCTGTAATGGGGTGTTCTCCATTGTTTCCTTAAACTGCTCAACTGTCATCTTTGCTTTTGCCGCAGCACGCTCCAGCGGTAAATCACCCTCTCGAACAAGCTGAACCAGCATCCGAATCTCGCCAATTCCGATGCCTTCGATTCTGCCTTCCTGACGGCCTTCTTCACGGCCTTCGGCTCTTACGCCTTGACTAAGATTGCACACTTCAAGCACCTCTCTTTCCAGTTCTTCGCTCATTGCAACGCCAAACTCTTCTTCCAGAATCTTCTTTTTCTCCGAACCTGATCTTGTGGAAGATAACAGCACTTCCATAAATTTCAGGATTCCCTTATGATTCTCCGTCCCTGGCTTGCCTAAACAAATCATTACGACACTCATCAAATCGTAGTTTTCGGTTTCTTCCTGCGCTTCTCCAATCAACTGTTCGGGTTTGATGGAGTACCGGGTAAGCGTATTTTCAAAACCATCTGACGGCTGAGTACAAATCCAGATGGAGTAGACCTTACGAATCTTCCCATATTCAGATTTTGTAAAAATCGGACCGTGCTGTGCAGAAATCATTCTGCTACAATAATAGATTGCCCGTTTCGTCAATGGGTATCCCGGCTTGAATTTTGTCTGTGCTTCCACATTGATAATCAGACGAATGACTTCTTCCTGTTCTGCACTGTCCGCAGATTTCGGTGCGATTGCGTCAAAGCGAACATCGTAGAACAATGTTCCCTCGGTCAGCGTAGAGTCCTCGTTGTTACTACCCTTGATTACATCTGTTGACTTTTTGGGTCTGTTCGTATCATCGACATGAACACCAACAGAGCCAACCTCCGGGGTTCCCTCGATGTATTTCTCAACAATATCATCTACGGTGCAATCGCTGTATTCATTCACACAGCCTTTCATGATCTGTGCCAGAATCTGTTTGTTTGCCAACAGCTTTTTCGCTGTTCTGTCATACCTCGAATCATACTCTGTCTGATCTATCGTGTGGGCAAGCTGATTTTCCACCGTGCCTTGTTTTTCCATCGGCATTCACTTCCTCGCAGTAGATTCAACAAGAGCGTAAACTCTCCTATCGTACTTCCATCTTACCATAATTCACCGCCCATATCAAGCAACCAACTGTAAACTTTCCTTGCACGGAGTTGTCCATATTATTGCATTCTTCGCCACTGTTATATCATAGGCAACTAATTATTTCAGAACCCACTAATGTGAGATTCACATTTCAGTCAGTACTCTCCCGTTTTCTATCTGCATCGCATCCGTTATCTTAAACGAAACAAGTCGCTGCTGTGGAAAAGCTCTTCCGATCAGCCGATAGGACATTTTCTTGTCCCACCCAGAATCCCCGTAAATCATGCGAACCAATGCCATACACTTGATTTCGCCGCTATTAGATTCGTCTGGTTTTCCCACACGATGCGCTCCTGATTCTTCTGCTCCACACGCCTGTACAGCTATCTGTTTCATTTTACGATTATACAGAAACCGATAGTGTGACGGCCATTCTAACGCTTCCAGCGTTTTTCTGAAGACCGTGATTCGTCCCTCTTCCTCGCAGAAACTCATGCCAAGTCCTGCCTGTTGCTCCGTTTTCTGTTCTGTTTTTTGCATATTGCTCACCTCCCACAAATGGACAGACCCTCCCCTTGTACAACCTGTCAATTAGTCCTTTCCAGCTTCAGGAGCAATCTTTCCTGTCAGAATCCCCATTGACACATACCCATCCATTTGCTTGACTTCAGATTCTTTCCGGTGTTCTTCCACAGGCACACCAAAAGTTCCCACAATATCATCCAGGTAAAATCCCTTTCGGCTGTTCACAGGTTTTGTTGACGCAGCATTATCCTGCGAATCGACTGCGTTCTTTTTTCTCTGTCCTTCATGAAAAATTTCTGGCACAAGCAGATCAAAAACATACAGAGTTTCACCCTCAAAGGTAATCCTGTACCCCAGCATTTTATATCGGCACTCGCTGTCCCATCCCATTTTCTGATAAACTAAAGTCGCAAATGGCTTGCAGGACATCTTCCGGCTTTTGCGCTTATCCGGTTTTGCCACGCACCAACGCAGAGCGTCCTTGTCATTTTCATCACACCCACGAACAACGATACGCTTCAAATCATTGTTGAACATGACATGAACGTAGACCACATCCTCCAGCCCTGTGATACAGGCTGTATTGAATGTGATACTATCTTTACGAATCACGATTGCCGGGTCACGCAGATGGGCAAACAATTCCTTTCGCACGACCTGGTAGCCATCATACGAAAAGGCACTTTCCAGTTCTTCCGCCCGTGCGTCTCTATCATCCTGCACAATCTGCTTCTCTGGCGGCATGATTGTTGTGTTTTCTTCATTCATCTATAATCAGTCCATCCTTCCATTATCTTCTCCGCTTCACGGAGCAACTCATTTAGACTTTCTGCCGTAAATATGTTCATTTCCTCTATCTCCGTCGCAGGACGAAATACATCCCAGTTTCCGGCATAATGCTCCTGCCGTAAGATACCCACCTGTGCTATACTTGTAATCGGCTGTCCAAATGTTCCAGCCCACTCTGGTGGAAAAATGTAAATCTTCTTTTTGACCGTTTCGCCCTCATCTTCTTCGGTGTTTTCCTTTGGAGGCAGAACGATTTCTTCCACCTTAATCATTTCAGGCTCATCAAATGCGAACAGCATCATTTTGTTATCGCCCTGCTCCAAAAACTGGCCACGGAACCGATAACGCAAATCCTCATCCCATTCCATAATGTCAAATAAAGTCTTTGCAAGTCCACGACAGCCCAAAGTGCTTGCACACCAACGTCCCTCTTTCAGTCTGCCCCAACGGATCGCGTTTGGATTATTCTTGTCACAGGGGCGAATGGCAATGCAGCGTTCAACAGAATTTAGCAGCAGCTCCACATATTCAACATTTTCAAACTTTTTCAAGCAAGCGGTGTTAAAGCGCAATCGTCCATTAGAAATCGTCATAGCCGGATTCTGCATAGTAGAAAAATACTGTACCCTGACTATTTCATAGCCCGTCAGATCAAGACGCTTTTTCACATCCGCAGTAACAGTGACATCCGGTTCTTTCATCACGCTTTCAGAGGCTTCCCTGTATTCTTCTGCCGAAAAACCTGTCCAATCCTTATCAAAAGGCACATATCCTCGCAAAATCCCATCTTCAACCACGCTCAACACGGGCAAGGGTCTGTTTTTCTTTGAATAATTGCGGGATGCCCGCAGATGATTGGCTGCATTAAAAACTTCTCTGGAAACAATGGCTTCATGGTGATTCTTCTGCCTGTACTGTGTCCGATCATTGTTGTTTTTCTTTGATTTATGCGTCAAAAAGTTCGGTGTAAAGGTCTTTCTTGCCAGTACATCACCACAATGGCGCTCATTTGCCAGAACACCTGCAAGTGTACCGGGATTCCACTCCACACGTCCCAACTTCGTCTTACGGCTATACTCCATCAAAAGAGTTGCAATCTCCGTAAGCGAATATCCATTCAGGTACAGGTAGTAAATCACCTTTACCGTCTGTGCTTCCTCCGGGTTAATTACAAGGTTGCCTTCCTCGTCTTTATCGTATCCAAGCAATGCAGGGGTCAGGAACAGGCCACGGCTGAACCGCCGATCAATCGACCAGTTCATAATGATAGATTTGGAATGCGATTCTTCCTCTGCCACAGATGCCAGAATCGTCAGAATCATGCGTCCATTGCTGTCCAGCGTATAGATATTATCTGCTTCAAATTTCACACCCACAGGCGGATTCAGATTTTTCAGAAGTTCAATCACAGAAAGGCAGTCAACGATATTTCGAGCAAAACGGGCAATGGATTTTGTAAGAACAAGGTCAATCTTGCCTGCCTTGCAGTCCTCAATCAACTGCTGCATCCCTTTTCGGTGTTCCAGAGATGTGCCGCTGATGCCCTCATCCGCATAGATTCCAACAAATACCCATCCCGGCTGTGCCTGAATATAATCCGTATAATAGTTTTTCTGAAGTTCATACGAAGAAGTCTGTTCATCATTATCCGTGGAAACACGGATATATGCTGCCACACGCCGAATCACAGAACTTGTTTCCAAATCCTCTATGATTTTGGCGGGAATGACTTCCAATTCCGATATATCTACGCCCTTATAGCGGTCTCTGATTTTTTGCTTACGGTCTACTGCTTCTACTTCACCGGTAATCATGTGCTTTTCCTCATTCTCCCGTATGGATGCTCCAATACCACTGTCGCATCTTCCGATAACTTCGGATACCGAGTTCTTTCTTCGTATTTTCTGCGGTTCTGCGGCTGATTCCTTCATCTTTCATCCGCATATAGATTTCTCTTGCTCTCATATCGCCATCAGAAAGCAACTTTTTTATCAGATATGCTGCCTTTTCTGTTTTTGACTCAAATTCCGGCACTTTCGGTTGTTCCGATGAAACGAATGTGCTCTTGCACTCCAACCATTGAAAACCCATCTCCGCTGTTATAGAAAACCGAATTTCTCCATCAGACGGAGCCAAACTGTTTTTTATCTGCCGAACAATACGAATATCTGTATCTTTCTGGTCACGCTCCACCTGCAAAACACTTCGCGCAGCAGCAACCACATCTATGCTGCCAAGGCTTCGGTACAAACCTTTCGTTCCCTCTTTCTTATTGAGATGACCAATCAGCACAATGGCACAATCATATACTGAAGCCCACATTCCGAGACGCTGCATCAGTTTTCTGGCTCTCCCTGCAATCTGGAGGTCAGAATCACTTCCTAAATACGCCTGAATCGGGTCTATAACTACAAGCCGTGGGCGAAATTCAATGATTGCCTGACGGATACGCTCATCATCCAGTGTTAGACCACTGTATGTTTCTTCATTGATAAAAGCTACTTTTCTACAATCTGCGCCACATCTTTCCAGTCTGGGTTTAATGGTATCTGATACTCCATCTTCCGAACACTGGTAGATAACCCTCTGCGGCGTCCCAACAGGCTTTCCATCCGGTGTTTTCCCACCCTTAGAAAGTTCCGCAATCAGATTCATCATCATGGTTGACTTTCCATCGCCGGGATCGCCTTGTAGCAATGTTATCTTTCCCACTGCAATGAATGGATACCACAACCAGTGAACAGAAGTTGCCTGCACATCACTATATAATGTAAGAATTCTTTTTTCTACCTTGTCCGCCATCGTCTTTCCTTCCTATTTGCAGTCTTTTCCTACCTCTATTATAAAGCATTCGTTGCGTTTTGACTGCTACCCATCAGGTAGCATGAGTTGCCTTTTGCTACCCAGTAGGTAGCAAAACAGCCTAAGACCACAGAGCAGCTAGCAGTGTGTCCCTTTGCGGTCTTAGAACCTTTGATATAGAGTTGCTCTGCCTACCATCATGCGAGATAATTGTACTGCCTTATGCGGGGAATCATAAGGAGAAAAGCACATGGCTACTGATTATAAAGCTTTGGGCAAGCGCATTTCAAATGCCCGAAAACAAGCTGGTATCACGCAAGAGGCCCTTGGAGAGCAGCTTAACATGACACGAAAACATATTAGCGTAATCGAATCCGCTATCAAACGCCCAAGTCTTGATGCACTGGTTGATATTGCCAATGCTCTTGACGTATCGACTGATGATTTGCTGGTAGATAGTTTGATGCACTCGACTTCAACCTCAAATTCCGAAATTCACCGTCTTCTCTTGGACTGCAATGAAATCGAACAGGAAATTCTCACTCGGATGGTAAGAGAGATGAAAGCCATACTGTACGGTTTGGGAATCTGATTTTGTAGCCCGCTGATCATATAACAAAAAAGCCCGCATAAGACACAGCTGCACTTCGGATTACACCGGGGTGCTGTCTGTGGCTTATGCGGTCAAAGTCATTCCTACGGAATGAAATGCCCGCCTGATCGAGAAGATTTACGAATTCTCTCAACCAGACGGGCATTCTTTTTGCTCACCTTGCTGTTTCTATGCAGTTATGCGCCATACTTTTCCAATGCTCTCCGAATCACATCCTCACAGTTAAACTCAACTTTCATCGTCTGATCGTCATACAGATAAACCATGCTGACAAAAGCATCTACACATTCCTTGGTCAGACCGCCTATGTATGTTTTTTGACTTGCCTGCTTTGTCAGGTTGCGGATTTCTTCATCCAGTTCATCGGCACACTCCTGTTCTTCCTTTTCTGTCCGTATGCTATCCTGCAATGCAGCCAGTTTTTCCGAAAGGGTCTTTTTCTTTTCTATGTACACATCTCGCCGTAGCACACCGTCTGCATACGATTCATATAGTTTGATTTGCTCTACCCGAATGGCTTCTGCTTGCTTTTCCAAGTCCTCAATGTCCACGCAGCGCACCGTGATAGACTGCTTTTCCTGCATTCCCTGATTTACCACATCCAGCGCATAGAATACTGTTTTTATCGCACGAGCCACTTTTGCATTCACCGAATATTCTCTGTAATAGCCGCCGTAGCATTTAGAGAACTTTCCGGCTGACCGTTTATAGCCGCAATAGAAAACCATTTCCCCATATTGCCTTTCGTGGCGAAGCTGCCGATTACAGTTTCCGCAGCAGATTTTTCCTTTTAACGCAAAATCATCATCCACCTTATATTGAATTGGAGTTACGTTACGGATTGCTTTCTGTGCCTGGTAGTATTCATCTTTTGTCACGATGGCCTCATGAGCGTTTTCTGCGATGATCCACTTATCCTCCGGGAGCGTCCGAACAGAGGTAGTATTCACATCAATTTTCTTTCTTCTCCCCATAACCAACGCACCAGTGTATTCATACCGTCTAAGGATTCTCCACACGATTGCCGCGTTCCATAACATTTCACTGTCCGGGGCAATAATAGGATTGCTGCCCATCAGCAGATTCTTTCGTTTCGCATACAATCCCGGCGTAGGAAGATTTAATTCGTTCATGCCGTAGGCGATCTGCGTTGTATTGCGGCCGGACAATGCTAATTCAAATACTTTTTTCACGCAGGGTGCTGCCTCCGGGTCAATCTCCCACCGCTGCCCACCTTTCTTGTTCCACACATATCCAAAAGGGACATTCGTGCAGGTGGCTTTCCCGTTCTTCCAGTTCGTTTCCAGAGCAGCCCGAATCTTTTTCGCAATATCCCGGCTATACATATTATTCACCAGATTGCTGACCGCCACTTCGATTCCCGGTGTTCCGTTGTTCAGTTTCATGCTGTCAAAGGAATTATTCACAGCAATAAACCGAACTCCCATCAACGGAAAAATCTGTTCAATGTAATCGCCAACACCGATATAGTCACGACCAAGGCGGGATAAATCCTTTACCATGATGACTTTTATATCGCCCTGCTTCAAATCCACGATCATTTTCTGAAAAGCCGGACGATTAAAATTTGTTCCAGTATAGCCATCATCTACATATTCTACAATCTCGCCAAACAAATCTTCCTGCTTCCCAATGTAATCGTGGAGCAGCATCCGTTGGTTCTCAATGCTGTTACTTTCATCCTTGCTGCCCTTTTTCAAATCTCCGTCTGCCAATGATAAGCGGAGATAGATTGCAATTTTATTATTCATTCTGAACCTCCGACATGATTGCAAGCACTTCCTGATATGGGTCGCTACACTTAAATTCGACCTCCACAGAATTATCCATTCCTACATAGATTCTCTTGATAAGTTCATGCACCAGTTTTTCATCAAATTCATTTTGATTCAGAATCCCGCGCATCCGCTCCATCTGCGCATCGCAGATTTTGATTCTTTTTTCCAGTTCCAATGCACGTTGACGCTGCTTTTGCAGTTCATGTTCCAACCGCTGCTTTTCTGCTATGTAGTGTTCCTTTAGCTGACTGTATTCATCTTCGTCCAGAATTTCAGCTTTATAGTCCTCATATAAGCGCAACCGCCGTTCTTCAGCTTCCTGAATCCGAAACAGGATAGAGTTTTCTTTCATTTTGATGGAACGAGCCGAATCCAGATTGCTGCTGCGCATCATGTCTTTTACCAGCTTTTCTTCTTCACACATGGTAGACACCAGATGATGAATCTGATCCATCGCCACCATCATCAGCATTTTCTCCGGCACCGCATGATAGGCGCAGGGAGTCGTGTTCTTCTTTCTTTTGCAAATGAACACTCCATAGTGCGTTTCTTTCACCGTACCATGCACTCTCCGTTCAAACGTCATGTTGCGTCTGCAACAGCCACAGTAAACCATTCCTGAGAGATGGTTATAACACTTTTCTCTGGTTGCCTTGGAACGAGCCATCGCCATTTCCCGTTTTTCCTTATTCTGTTCCCGCCGTGCCTGCACTTTTTCAAAATCCGATTTCAGAATGATTGCTTCATGCGCGTTTTCAACAATATGCCATTCCTTCTTTTCCACTGGATGGAGGCCAATCCCTTTGTATGATGCAGTTTGCGTTTTTCCAGATACCAGTTCTCCAATATAGGCACTGCTGTTTAAAATACGAAGAACCGTACTGGGGTGCCATTTATTATAGGTAGGGTCATCTCCCTCATGTAATTTGCGATTCAGCCGTTCGTTCGGCCTTGCTACTTCTAAAAATTCCAACCTGCGGGCAATTTCGTTTGTACTCACTCCTGCAAGATACCATTGATAGATCAGTTTGACCCACTTCGCATCCTCAGTCGCTTCAAGCTTATTTCCCTGTTGGTTCAACTGATAGCCATACGGTGTACACCACGATGTAGGGATTCCCTTCTCGCGGCGCATCTGGTAACTAAGGCTGATTTTCTTTGAAATGTCCTTCGCGTACAAGCTGTTTACCATGTTCTTGATGGGAACCGCAAGACTATCCACATCCGACTGCCGGATGTTGTCAAAATCATCGTTGATGGCGATAAAACGAACATGGAGCATCGGGAAAATAGTTTCCAGATAGCTTCCCGTTTCGATATAGTCACGACCAAATCGAGATAAGTCCTTCACTACGATGCACTGAATTTTGCCTGTCCGTATATCCTGCATCATACGCTCAAATTCTGGTCGGTCAAAACGTGTTCCCGTAAAACCATTGTCTGCATAGGTATCGGTCAGCGTCAGTTCCGGGTTTTCCCTGATATAATTATGAATTTGCAAAATCTGTGTGTGCAGGGAATCTTCTGTTTCATGCCCGCCGTTCTCAACCGACAGCCGCGCATACGCTGCCGTGCGCAGAAGTTCTTTTTCGTTTTGCTGTACGGCCTCCTGCACAGCAGCCTGCGGCATCATATTCTTTCTACTCTTTCTTGCCATTACAATCTTCCTCTCCGTTGTTCAGCCATTCTTCCGGGAAGAATCTCTTCCACTCACTTTCTTGTAGGATCACTTCTACCTGTTCAAAATCTACGATCCATACATGGTCAAGCCATTCTTTAAGATGTGTGCGCTCCAATTTTTCAGGAATTGAAATCGCTCGGAACTTCATCAACCAGGGATTTCCATGGCTAAATGCTTTTTCTATGTCATTAACAGCCAGCATTACTTTTTTAAAAGCCGCTTCCTGCTTCTGGACCGCCACCTGATACTGATGTTCATACTCCTCTACCTGTTCTAGTAAAATTGATCCCTGCTCGTATTGCCGATAAACTGCTGTTCGTTCATCGTCCTTGGCCATCAAGTGCGCAACGATCTCATTTGCTCTTTTTCTGTACTGCAACAGTCCAGCATCCATGCACTGCTTGACTTTCTCAGGATTCAAGTCCAGCACCCTATCAATATGCGCAGCTTGCATTTTTTCTTTTTCCAAAGCTGAAAGAATCTCTCGAAAGATTTTCTCGCTTTCGATGAAAGGGGCTTTTCCAGAGAAGCATCTATACCCCTTGTCAAACGAATAGATTTGCTGGCTTTCATCTTCTGATGTTCTGCACAGCAGACCTTTTCCACTTTCCTTGTCATAGATTTTTTTGAAGAGCAGATTTGGTTTTTTTCGAGCCTTTTTTCTCGAAGGCAACCTCGTAGATTCCAACTTTTTCTGAGCTTTCTGAAATTCCGTCTTTGAAACAATCGCCGGAACCTCCAATTTTCGCTTTGCCTTTGCCAGTGTCAGCGTACACTTTCCGATATAGAGTGGATTTTTCAAAATCGAGCGAATTGTTGAATCCTGCCACTTATTTTTTGTTCTTGATCTTTTTTTCTTTGCCATCTGGACTTGCGGTGTTTGAACGCCCTGTACATCCAATGCTCTTGCGATTTCCGGGATTTTCATATCTTCCAGATACATCTGAAAAATCAGCTTTACAACCTGTGCGCTTTCAGGATTAAGAACAAGGCTTCTGCGATCTTCCGACAGCGCATAACCATATTTAGCCTGTCGATGGGTCAATGTACCTTCTTCAAAGTGATTCTGGCGATTGGTAATAAATTCCGAACGAATCTTATCAATGGTCTTTCCATTGAAATACTCTGCAACCTCTTCGGCAGTTTTGTCTATGCTGCAAAAGTCATCTTCCACAACTGCAAATTGGATACCAAGCGGATAGAACGTCCTCTGCAGTGCTTCAATGGCAAACGGAAGGGTTCTTCCACAGCGGAAGATAGAATCCACAACAACTGCATCAAATTTCCGAGCCATCCCATCCTGTACCAATTTGTCAAAGCCCTCCGTGGCTTCTGCTGTTCTCCTGCGGTCACTGTATTTTTCGGATACGCTGCACCCGCACTTTTTTAGATACCGTGCAATGCGCTCATTCTGTTCCGCAATCGTATTGGATGGATTTTCTTCTCCGATCCTGCTGGAAATCGACCTTGTATAACTGACCCATTTCATTCCTCTGCCACCTCATTTCCATGATGTGCTTGATATTCCATAAATTTTTCTGTGATACTGTGCAGTTCATCCTCGAAGCAGAAATGAATTTCAATCTCTGTTTTGCTATGAACATCTATGTGGTCGATCAGTTCCACCATGACCCTGCGTTCGAGCGTTTTGATATGTTCGTACTGCTTAAATTCTTCCAACCAAGTAGGAAGCAGTGTGTCGTGCTTTAATGCCTCCTGCTTCTTTTCGCGGATTTCCTGAATCTTATCCTGTGCCTCTTTTATCTTCTGCGCAAAGCGAGTATTCATTTCTCCGTACTCTTCCCGACTGACAACATCATCGCACAAGTCCTGATACAGACGGATTTTTAAATTACTGTACCGTTCTAATTCAGCTTCCAGTGCAGTGATCTGGCTGTCCAGAATCTTTATGCCAATCTGTTCGCCGCTTGCCAACTCTGCATTGGAGAGTACCTTTTCCGCTTCTACAAGAAGTGTCACTTGATGCCGGATCGCAGCCAGAACACTTTCCGTCAACTTCTCACTGTTTATCATGTGCGGTGTGCAGCCGCCGCCATTCTTATAGGTAGAGCAGTGATAGTATTGATACTTCTTCCCGTTTTTCGTCACCGTGCGGCGAATCATATTCTGCCCGCAGTCTGCACAGCGCAGAAAACCTGATAATGGATAAACTGTTGTCTGCGATGGTGCGGTACGAGTGTCCAGTTCCAACAACTGTTGTACTTGCTGGAACTCGCCTTTGCTGATAATGGCATCATGCGCATCTTCCACCCGAATCCAGTTTTCACTTCCAACATCATGGCTCTTTTTTACTTTGTAATTGATTTTCCTGCGTTTACCCTGAATCAATGTTCCCGTATAGGATTCATTTTTCAAAATACGATTGACGGAAACCACTGTCCACTTCTGATTCAACCCAGCCTGAAAACCGCAGGTATAGTTGAATCCATTGGCTCTCTTATACTCGTTTGGCGGCAGGACACCCAGTTCGTTCAAGTGACTGGCAATGCGCTGTGAACTCATTCCGTTCAATTTCTGCTTGAATATTTCCTGCACAATGCCCGCAGCGTATTCATCTATAATCAGATGATTCTTGTCTTTCGGGTCTTTCTGATACCCGTATCCTGCAAAGCTGCCAATGAACTGACCTTCTTTCCGTTTCACATCCAAGTGACTTCTGACACGCATCGAAATGTCACGGCAATAGGTATCGTTGATAAGATTGTTGAACGGAATCAGGATACGTCCCTTATCATCGTTTTCTTCCGCACTGTCATAATGATCGTTGATGGCGATGAACCGGACTCCCATAAATGGAAAGATTCTTTCCAGATAACGTCCTGTTTCAATGTAGTTTCTGCCGAATCGTGATAAGTCCTTGACGATAATACAGTTGATTTTCCGATTCTCAATGTCCTGTATCATCCGTTTGAAATCCGGGCGTTCAAATAATGAGGTGTGATAGCGATAGCGGCAAAAAGCTAATAAAATCAATGGTTTTGCGGACAGCGGATAGACAGGGAATGTGTTAAAAACTGAATACGCACACAAACGGCGTTACCTTAACCCCTTTGGGGGAGAAAGTAACGCCGTTTTTTTATGCCCGCAGGAAAGGAGGTGCAGCCGGAATGTATTTCACAAAGGGCAAGCAGCGGGCGTTTGAATTGCTCATGCAGCAGAAGCCGGGATTTGACCGCTATCAATCCGGTTGTGCCGGAGATGATGAAGATTGCGGCACTTGCCGTTTCTACCGCCCCGGGTGGAAATATGAGTTTTGCGTTTTCAAAGAGTGTCCCTATTGCCCCGGCAAAAGGACGCGGAAAACGCACGCCAGCATGGACAAATAGACGGGCAAAAGCCCTTGTGCCATGCGGCTTTGCAGACGCGAAAACGGCAAAGGGCATATTGCAATACCAAAACAGCCGAAAACGGCTTTCTAATTGTCCACGCATACCAAGAGAGGAAGTGAGGAAATATGGCAGTTTTCAGAGTGGAGCGAAATACGGGATATACCGTTATGAGCAACCACCACTTGCGAAACAAGGAATTGTCCTTAAAGGCAAAGGGCTTGTTGTCGCAAATGCTTTCGCTGCCCGAAGATTGGGATTATACCCTTGCGGGCTTATCCCATATCAACCGGGAGAAGATCGACGCAATCCGCGAAGCGGTAAAGGAACTCGAAAAAGCCGGATATATCGTGCGCAGCCGGGAGCGCGACGAAAAGGGACGCTTGCGGGGCGCAGATTACGTCATATACGAGCAGCCGCAGCCGCGAGAGCCGGAAGCAGCTACCAGCGGCGGACAGCCGCCTATATTGGATTTACCTACATTGGAAAATCCAACATTGGATAATCCAACGTTGGAAAAACCTACGCAGGAAAAACCTACGTTGGAAAATCCAACGCAATTAAATAAAGATATATTAAGTAAAGAACAATCAATTACTGATTTATCAAGTACCGATTCCATTCCTTTCCATTCCCTAAACCCCTTGCCCTTTGCGCATGGCGAAGCGGCTACGCCGCCGGAAAGGAAAAGAACGGAAGCGAAAAGCAATAGCGCAGTAGAGATTTACAGGGAGATTATCAAGGACAATATCGAATACGACCATCTCATTCAAAACTGCAAAATTGACAAAGACCGTTTGGACGAGATTGTTGACCTTATGCTGGAAACCGTCTGCACAGCCCGAAAGACAATCCGTATTGCCGGGGACGACTACCCCGCCGAATTGGTGAAATCCAAGTTTTTGAAGCTGAACAGCAGCCATATTGAGTTTGTTTTGGATTGCATGAGGGAGAACACAACCAAAGTGCGCAACATCAAGCAGTATCTAAAAGCGGTGCTGTTCAACGCGCCGAGTACCATTGACAGCTACTATACCGCCCTTGTCAATCACGACTTATACGGCGGCGAATGAGCATAGCCGCACTTTACCGGGAAAGGAGTTGATACCTTGCAGGAGGAAGTAACCCAAAAAACGATTGCCCTATACGTCAAAGTGGGAAAAGGCGCGGCGCGGCTTACCGAACAGGCGTTACAGAAAGCAATCCAAAAGTTTTTGGAGCAGAAAAGCAAACCCGCGCATGGGAAACAGACCATGCGGCAGCTTATGAAGCAGAACGCGGGTGTTTCCAACATCGAGATCACCGACAGCAATATTAAAGCCTTTGAGAGTACGGCGAAGAAATACAACATAGATTTTTCGCTAAAAAAGGTTAAGGGCGAGCAGACCCGTTACCTTGTGTTTTTCAAAGGCCGGGACGCGGACGTTATGACCGCAGCGTTTCAAGAGTTTTCCGCAAAGAAGCTGAACCGGGAGAAAAAGCCCTCTATCCGCAAAGCCCTTGCCGCTGCAAAGGACAAGGCGAAGCAGCTTAACGCCGCCCGCGACAAGGTAAAGAAAATGGACAGGGGGCGCGAGATATGAAGCAGATCAACTACAAAAAGCTGATACTTCCGAATATCCCCTATGTGTTCTTTGTCTATCTCTTTGATAAAGTCGGACAGGCGGTGCGGCTTGCCCCCGGCGCGGATATTTCTGCAAAGATACTGAATATCACACAAGGATTTTCCGCAGCCTTTGAAAACGCCTTGCCGAGCGTTTACCCGTTGGATTTGCTTGTCGGCATTGTCGGTGCGGTGATTATCCGCTTGATAGTCTATGTCAAAGGGAAAAACGCGAAGAAATACCGCAAGGGCGCGGAGTACGGCTCTGCCCGATGGGGAAACGCCGAAGATATAAAGCCCTACATAGACCCGGATTTCCAAAACAACATCATTTTGACGCAGACGGAACGGCTTACCATGAACAGCCGCCCGAAGCAGCCGAAGTACGCGAGAAATAAGAACGTCGTCGTGATCGGCGGCAGCGGCAGCGGAAAAACAAGATTTTTTGTCAAACCTAATCTAATGCAGCTTCATTCCTCTTACGTCTTAACCGACCCGAAAGGTACGGTTTTGATTGAGTGCGGGAAGCTGCTGCAACGGGCGGGCTACCGCATTAAGGTACTGAATACGATTAACTTCAAAAAATCTATGCACTACAACCCCTTTGTGTATATCCGCAGCGAGAAAGATATTTTGAAGCTGGTAAATACGTTGATAGCGAATACCAAAGGTGAGGGAGAAAAAAGCGCGGAGGATTTTTGGGTAAAGGCAGAACGGCTTTTGTATTGCGCGTTGGTGGGCTACATCTGGTACGAAGCCCCCGCCGAGGAAATGAACTTTATTACCCTGTTGGAACTTATCAACGCCAGCGAAGCCCGCGAGGACGACGAGGAATATCAAAGCCCCGTCGATTTGCTGTTTGCCGACTTGGAAGAACGCGACCCCGACCATTTCGCGGTGAAGCAGTACCGAAAATATAAATTGGCGGCGGGCAAAACCGCAAAATCAATCCTCATTTCTTGCGGTGCGAGGCTCGCTCCTTTTGATATAAAGGAATTGCGCGATCTTATGTCCTACGACGAATTAGAACTTGACACGTTAGGCGACAGAAAAACAGCTTTGTTTTTGATTATGAGCGATACGGACAGCACGTTTAATTTTGTTATCGCTATGCTGCAATCGCAGTTATTTAATCTCTTGTGCGACAAGGCCGACGACGAATACGGCGGCAAGCTGCCGGTTCATGTTCGCTGCCTGTTAGACGAGTTTGCAAACATTGGACAAATCCCGCAGTTTGAAAAATTGATTGCCACAATCCGCAGCCGGGAAATCTCGGCTTCTATCATTCTGCAATCGCAGAGCCAGCTAAAAGCCATTTACAAGGACGCGGCAGAAATCATACTTGACAATGCCGACAGCACCTTGTTTTTGGGAGGGCGCGGGAAAAATGCAAAGGATATTTCGGAGAACTTGGGACGTGAAACAATCGACAGTTTCAACACTTCCGAAAATCGCGGCACGCAGGTTTCTCATGGCCTCAATTATCAGAAATTGGGAAAGGAGTTGATGACACAGGACGAAATCGCAGTTATGGACGGAGGAAAATGTATTTTGCAGTTGCGCGGCGTGCGCCCCTTTTTCAGCGATAAGTACGATATAACGCAGCACCCGAACTACAAATACCTTTCCGACTTCGACAAGAAAAACGCTTTTGACGTTGAACGGTATATGTCCACCCGTCCGGCAATCGTAAAGCCCGACGAACCCTTTGACATATACGAAATAGATTTGTCCGACGAGGACGCAGCCGCCGAATAAAAACGGCGGCATTTTTATTTCCAACAACATTTTTTGAGCCGTTTTAGCGGCAGAAAGCGAGGTTTATATGGATTTTTTCAACAGCGCAGTTGACGTATTGCAGACTTTGGTAATCGCGCTTGGCGCAGGACTTGGCATTTGGGGCGGCATTAACCTCATGGAGGGGTACGGCAACGATAACCCCGGCGCGAATGCTCATGTACGGTAGAGAAGCACAAGACATGGATAGCCAGCCCTGCCACTATTCCGAAGTCAGGGGAACGCAATAGAAAAATTCATAGCTGTATGCTATACTTAATTAGCATTTGAACATATCAAGCTGACACAGCAATCTCTTTGCTTGCCGTTAATGCGCGTCTAC